ATTGACCATGACCCTATAAAACCGCCAGATTCGGTTCTAACAACGCCATGCTTAGACATTGATAGAGCTGGTATTGAATCGAAAATACTTTGACCATTAAATTTCAAATCGTTGGTGTAAAATTCAACAGAGTTTGTGCCGTCCGAAGCGTAACCGAATTGCTTTGCATTGTAGGTGGCTGAGTTAGCGTAAGGCGAGCCGAACCAAGTATAACCGCCAGCGTCATCCGACCAGATCGAATACGCTGCTTGCTTGGATAGATCATAGGTTGATTGATTGTTGAGGAATGTCGATGCGTGCCCAACGGCATTTGCAAGAGCCGTCGATGCGCTTGAGTGGGAATCTGTATCGACTTGTACGTTGAATGAGGTTGCTGTTCCTAATGATGAAAATAGATTGATGCTGTCGGCTTTGTATTGCCCATTCGCCCCAAGCGTTCCAATGAGATCCAAGAATTTGTAGTGCGCAAATCCATTGCCGTCTAGTAGCGTGTAATCCGTGTACGCACTCGTATTACCGTTCCAGCCCGCTACAACTTTGTCGAGGTTGTATAGCGCACCTGACATGATGTCGCCTGTTTTGGAAACAAAACCATCCGACCATATGATTGATGATGCTGTGGATTTCAGCACTTTTCCATCATCATATCCAAGGCGCGCTAGTTCTCCTTCACCAACTGCGAAAGATTCTCCTGTATCAGCTCCGTTTACCCATAAAAAATACTTACCAAGAGGGATGCTAGACCAGTGGTAATTTCCGCTAGAACCTAGCTCTGTGCCTGTATAAACTGATAAGGAAAAACGAAGCTCTACGGTAGCACCACTCTTGGGTGATCCAGAAAGGTCTACAATAGCAATCGTAATTTTCTCGTTCATCCTGCACCTTTTCGTAAACCGTGGAACTGCTCTGCAATATCAAAATAGAAATACTTTATGACTATGTCGTACTTTAAAAAAGTACCTGTTCTGTATGCGTTCTCTTGCGTAGACGCATAGTCAATGATCTTGCATCCAGATACTTCTACGCCTTTACCTAATCCAAAATCAAAACCGTCTCCTTGAATGCTGAAATCAATATTCCCGCAATCGGTATCTATTAAAATAAATTGACGAATCGTTTCTGCTACGCTTTTCTTGACTGTTGAAAAATGGATCATCCCTTGAGTGAATTGCTTTCCAAATTCCACTCTATTGCTTACTCCCCTTTCCGTGGTTCCCATCGTTCCTAGTGTAGATCTGTAAAATAATGAATCTTGCAACGGCTTATATGGAATAAGCACCGAACCATTACTATTCCATATCGTTACCACTATAAAACCCTTATATAAGGAATACGGATTCCAAATTTATTGAATGTTCCCGACCTAGAAACTACTTGATTTGTCTCTGAAACCCCATCAAGAAAACATCCTGTAATTGCAACATTTACGCCATTTCCCAAGTCGCTCTTATCGGATCTCATAGAGAACTGACCAGAAAAGGCAATTGCCCACATTATAAAACCTCGCAAGTCATCAGCTTCTTTCTTGCTTGCATTCTGGATTTCAATAACTCCTTTTTCGTATTCTTGGTCGTAGTTATCTGAAAAATGAACCCCTCTACTCATGCGCAATTGCAATCCAAATATTCCTCTAGCCATTGAGCTAGTCTGGCTTAAAAGCTTGTTAATTACAACAGAATTTGATCCGCTAATGATTTCAAGCATAAATTTTACCAATTGTTGAAAAATATGGTATTTCAGACATTCCTACAGAAATTTCAGCATCTGCTCCAGTTTCTCCAATATCAATGCTAGTAATCATAAAGCGTCTTTTTATCGTTCCTTCGAGTTCGGATTGATAAAGATTTGAGTCCATGTATTGCGAGCTCAAGTCAAATTCAACTTGGTCGCCAATCTTTGAATCGATCCAGCTTGTCAATTGACCTTTTAGAGATGCTGTTTTGCGCTTTGAAGCAAAATACATTGCAGCCATGGCTAGAAATCGCTCTGCTTGGTCCGCAGTTCTAACGTGGTCAAGATTTATTGATAAGATTCTATCAACATTGTGATTTTGCGACTTTGCCTTATCGCACAAATTCTTTATATTCAGCCTTTGACCATATGTCAAATAGTACCATGTTCCATCGGTGTATGATCCGAAATAGTTTGAAACAGACGATTTAAAGCCTTTTTCAGTAATCGAAATTTGCTTTGCATAGTCGCCAGTTCCTGCAATCTTTGCGTAATTTATGACAAATCCAGAATACAGCTCCGATTCCATGCCATCGGTTATTTGCATGTCAATTATGCCTTCGTTATCTAGATAAATATCATCATCCACAATTACTTTGTCCGCTGTATTTTTCCTGACTTGAGAAATCACTTCAATACTATCGGTCAAGTATCTTACAATAAGGCTGTGGTTCATTGCTATAGCCTTGATTGCATCCTTCAAAATAACGGGTTCAGAAATCCATCCAACGTGATTTCTCCCAGTGTAAACTGATCCAGAAAATGATCCTGAAATTCCAGAGACTTCATCGATTGTATTGATGATATTTGTATGCGGAGCGTCTACAGATGCTTCTCCGCACCAAATGAGTTTCTTGCTTCTTGCATCAGTATTTATCCCATATTCCATCGATAACTTGCTGATTGTGAGAGTTGGGTGATGGTATGTAATGTTCGAACCATCCACGGTGTAATCAGAACTGATATTCACGCGAATAGCAAAACGATTTGATTCAAACATTGACTCAAAATCGCCTAAAGATGAAGGACTGAATATGAAAGGTTGCTCACCAGTTCTTGTTGCAATTGGAGTTCCATTGTTTGCTTGCAAAATCACAACTCCAGATGTCGCAATGCTTGTGGGATTTTCAACGGCTTCAATAGAAATTGATGAGTTTACATTTGGATTTTCAATCGATGCGGTTGCTAGAATCCTTAAATCAGCCAATACAAATTCGTCATTACTTGTATCAAAGTCTGGCTTTTGACTTCTTAATAAATACATTGCAGTTTTTGATATTGGCTTTGTGCTATCAAAGGTTACTCCTGAGTGAGCGTATTGATTGACTCCACCCCAAGTAATAGGTCCGTATCCTCGATTTGAAACTTTTATTCGTGCACTTCCACCTCCTGTCCAGTCATTTGTGTATTTGTTCTTGCTATCTATTCTTAGCAGTTCAACATCTCCTGTATTGCCAATAAATACTCTATCTGAGTCATTGAAAAAAATAAGTCCAGTTTGGACAATGTCGCATACAGGAATAGAAATTAAAGCTGCAACTCTAATGGAATAAAGCTTGTCTTGAGAATCTGTGTATTGAACTCCTGCCAACTGGTTTGATTTTACTGTCGCATCAAAGCCACGACTTTCAAAAGGAGCTGAGTTTTCAAAAGAAATCAATGTACTTGAAACAGTGGGTACGCCACTCGCTCCATATGGGAATGCAGAATGAAAAGCGACTTTCTCTCCATTTGATTCGTGGATTATTTGTGATCTATAATTGGTAAGGTTTTGCAGATCTTCCATTCCCATAGCTTCTTGTTCTGTGATTGAAAGTCTCCATGGATTTGTAGACAGTCTATCAGTCTCAAGTAATGCTCCTGAAATATCTGCATTGAAATTAATAACTCCGTTTTCCGATCTAAATGGAGTAACTATTTTGAATAGTTCAGTAGTAGGTTCATCCCTCCATCCAATAAATTGAATCACTCTCGATGCTGATCCTGTATCTGCGCGCATAGTAATATCTCCATACTCAATGAGCATGGGAAAGCCTGGTGCAGGGTCATTTTTTTGAGTATCGCCAAAACAAAAAGGTTTTATTGTAGATGTAGAGTTTTCTGCTGGGTTCTTTTTATCGTCAATCATTTTGTCAAGAGATGACAATACGCTGTCGCATTGAATGGAATACCTTGATCCATCGCGAGATAAAGAAACAATTCTTCCTGTGAATTTCTTTGAATAATCGTCTTGAATCGTGTATCCGCTTGTAGGCTCCCAAGTAACAGGAGTAGGAGCAATGTCGATTGGATACCATGTCCAAAGACTAGGATTTGTTAGTTTCCATCCAGGCACCGCTCCATTGCAGAAATACAGATCAATGCGCGCTTGGTCTAGGCTGAATGTACTGTTTCTTGAGTACGGTGATCCTGTAGAAACTTTAAAAGCTTCTAGAATATCAGAAACCATTGTCAATGCGTATTTATCTTTCCAAGTGCGAGAAATGCTTATTTCAAGGTTTGGAATGTCCTCAATTGGTGATGAGAAAAAATCGTCAGACATTCTTCTAGATAATCTTGAAACTTTCAGATCAAGGTTGATATAGAGATAAGAGTTTTTTACTCCGTTTGTTCCGTAAAAATCAGAATGACCATCAATGTCCATGGCGTGATCAGATACAATAAATCCAGAAATGTTTTCTCCTGTCAAGGATTTCCATTGGATTGATGATGTATTTGTGATTTTAGCAAGCCAATATGGATGATTGTAAGTCATAGTTACCTCAAAGAATTTTCCTGAGTAACCTTATCAAGGCTTATATACTCAAGATTCAATTGCCACTTATTCCCCTTTCCTTCAGGGAATATTATAGACTCAGTAGATTTTACATCGTCAGGCAGATAGCATCTTGTTAGTGGTACTCCCGCACCGTTCCCAAGATCAACATCATAAACCGATGATTGCAAATAAAAAGGAGCAACAAACTTTATAGTCTGAGAAAAAAAAGTAATCAATGCATCGGCTTCTGCTTTAGAAAGCCATTTTACAATGACTCTTCCACGAATTATGGGAGCTCCAACTGAAAATCCAATTCTATTAAATCCTGCGGTAAATCGTCCAGCTACGTAGTTGGGGGATTCAGAAAAATCAACAATTGGATCATCGCTAATTTCTCGACTTAAAACTATTGTATTTGATGGCCACAACTGAGTTGATTTTGCAATTGTAAATCCCATACTACCTCCGCTGGCGAGTTACTTTTTGAACTTGCGCAACAATATAGTCTGCGGTCTTTGGAGAATCGATAAAGCCAGATACATTTATTGTAACGTTTGCCATTGAACCGTAACCACGACCAGCACTTGACAGTGCTTCTTGCATCGATTTTCCAGAATTTAAAGATTGAACAAAGGAATTTCCTGCAGTTTTTGTTGCCTCTGCATTTAAAACTTTTTCTTCACCTTTTTCATTCATCATTACAATGGCATTTCTTCCAATTGCCGAACCTCCGGCAGCAAGTTTTTGAGACTTTATCAAAGCAATTTCTGCTGCTGTAGCAACCCCTACTGAAGCAGCCAAGGCATAGTTAAATGGAGGTGGAGCAGAAGCTAAAGCTTGAGTAATTGCTACAGCTCCGTTCATCGTAGCCTCTACAATTGATAAGCTTTGCTCTATTCCAAATGTTTTCTTCTTTATCGCTTGCTCTTCTGCGGCTTGCTGTTCTGCTAGTTGAGATTTTTTTGCAGCCAAATCTGAGTTTAATGCATCGATCCTTGCTTTATTTCCACCAGCTAATTCAATTTCTTTTGCGTAATGTGCCTCAAGTTCTGCTGTTCTTGTCTTATACTCGCTTTGAACATTGTTAATGCTTGCCTGATTGAGTTTCGAGATAGTGCTATTGAAGCTCGATGCAAATTGAGAAACGGATTGAAAAACCGCAATTCGTGCGTTTCGCTCGTCTTCGATCATCTGCAAGCGTTCTTGATGCTGTTGCTCTTCTAGCTTTTCAGCATCCTCTAAAGCTTTTATTTTATCTTCTTCCTGCTGCTGTTGGAATGATGATATTAATTGACGTCTAGTCCACTCTTTCTTGTCAGAATCTTCGTTTTCTTTGGCGTACTTTTCTTCCTGTTCTTGTCTCCAAGTCATTCGAAGTTGTTCCGCTTTCCAAGTAGCTTCTTCTTGTTCTAGATATTTTTTTTGGCGACTTTCTATTTCAGAAGCGCGTTCTTTTTCTTTTTGCTCTGTATCTCTTCTAAGTTCTTCTTTTGCTCGTCTTTCTTCTTCAATACGCGCTTCAATATCGCCAGCAGACTCGACTCTGGCTGGTCTTTTTTCCTTCTCAACTTTTTCTGTTAAAAGCTTAATCTCTTTTTCAAGGCTAGTCCGTCTTTCCTTTGCATCTTTTGAATCAAGTTTTCCAAATTTTTCTCTTTCTGCCCACGACAATGCATTCAGTCTTTGCTTTGCATTTTGCAAGCGCATTTCATTTTCTGATAACCCAAGCTGTTGCCTTGTAGCTACCAAAGACTCTTTGAGCTTGTTTAAATGCTCTTGCTGTTGCGCATTAATTGAATATCCAAGCCTTTTTGACTCTTCATACTTTGCAATCTGAAAAGCCAAGTTTTGCTCGATACTTTCAAGCTTCAATTTCTCAGACTTTGCAGCATTTTCTGCGATGATAGCCATGGCTACCAAGTCCTCTGTAGAACTTCTTATGAGCTCGGCAAATGCTTTCAATGCGGGTGCCATTTGAGTTGCTATGAATGCAACCAAGCCACCTGCACCTGTCTTTAATGTGGTTATAGCATCATTGAATTCTTCAAAGTTTGCAATGTTATCTCCAGAAACTCCTGATAAGATCTTTCCTTCATTTACCTGTTTTCTTAAAGCTTCGCTTCCTTGATTCAAAACAGGAATTAGTTCTGCGCCTTTTTTACCAAAAAGATCCATGGCGAGAGTTGCTTTTGCAGTTCCATCTTGCATCGATGCAAACTTGTCAGCCACATCAATCATGACTTCGTCAGTTGATCGCAATTGCCCTTGCGCGTCTTTTATGGCAATACCTAGCTCACTAAAAACACTTTTTCCACCTTTCTTATTGGCTTCATCCATTGTTTTTGCAAGCTTTATCATGCCTGTTTGCATACCTTCAATGGATGAGCCACCCAAAGATGCGGCATATCCAAGACCGATTACGTTTCCAGTAGAAGCCCCTACCGATTGCGCAAATTTCTTTTGAGCATCTAATGATTCTAAAGTGTCTGCAGTGAATTTTGCAACAGCCCCAACGGCAATGGCTGCACCTAGCTTTGCGATCCCTCCGGATGCTAAAGTTGAAAGCGAGTTTGTCATTGACTTTGCTTGCTTTCCTGCGCGCTCTATCGATTTTTCAAAATTCTTAAATACAGGGCTTGCGTTGTCCTTAGCTTCAATTCCAAAAACAATTTTATCCATTTGTATTCCTCGAAAGTCGCAAGGATTCCTTTACCCTTATTCTCTCAATATAGGTTTTTGCAAGCGACCAAAATTGATCTTGTGAATATGGAACAATCTTTTCAATGTGCGGCAAAATGCTTGCAGTTTGCAATCCGTTGTGGTCTCTGCCGCTTATGCAGATTGCTGTATCAAAAAGATCGACTGCAAGTCCAAAACCACCAGCGGAGAAAATGGTGATTGGGTTGCAGTCGATCCCTAATTCTGAGCATCTTTTATTGTCAAGATGCTTGCATTTGTATCCATTTTCTCGACTCAAACATGGTCTTAAACCATCTACAAAGTCGTCTTGCTCTTCAGTCGTGCAAAAATGACAAAGTTTCTGCTCCCAAAAATCTTCAATCAATAACCACTTTTCCAGATTTTTTTTTCGCACCCGATAGCCAGGTTAGCATAAAAATATGGAATTCATGGTATTGTTTGGCTAGAAGATACAGAACACTTGCCTTGTCATCCAAGCTAAGATCGAAATCTGAAATGTCTTTTCCAGATTCTTCGTCAATAATTCCAGAAATCAAAACTGTTTTTGATGCTGTCAGTCTGAAATCATCCATTTCTAACGATTTCCGTTGATCCGGTGTGAGCGAGTCAAAATCAATCACTCGAACAATTTTACCGTCTCGATTTTCTGGCACCCAAGACTCTTCAGGAACTTTAAATCCTTCAGAAGATTTCGACCAAGAAATGATATCCAACTGATCAATTGATTTTAAAGAGACCTCAATCAAAGTCCCTTCAGTTGTAACATGGCTCCATTTGCAAGGAGCCATGTCTGGCATAAATCGTATTTTCATTTCATTCTCCGCAATGAAATTTAAACTGCGCGCAACCAGTTTGTGCTGCTTGCGTCCTTAGAAATTAAATACATGCGAGTACTAAATGGCAAAGCCCATTCTGTGGCATTCACAGTGCGCTCTGTAGTGAATGGATCAGCACCAATTGGCAGGAAAGCACGGCAAGACACGAGAATGCTTCCACCTTCTCCGAACTCCGGAGTTGCGCTAACAACCTGAAGGCGTGGGAAATAGAATCCAAGGAAATTATCACCCTTGGTGTACTCCATCTTGGCGCTTAAGAATGTATCAACAAGTTCATAAGTTTTGAAAACATCGGTGTCATGCTTGTAAATGCGGAAATCAACGGTTATTTCCGTTTTGCCATCAGAAAGAGGCTCTGCTTGAGCTAAGCCGCCATTGCTTGTGCCTGTTGGAATTACGCCTTCAGTCAATCCGAAGTTGCCCTTAACAGCGAATTCAAGACACTGAATAGATGCCAATGATTGACCTTCTACGCCAACGCTCAATGCGCCTTGATAATGCTTGAAAGTGCTTTCAAGTGTGCCAGAGTTCTTTGTCCATCCAGATGTTTGACCGGATGGCGTAGCACGGTTCACGGATTCTGCGGTTCCTGTAAACTTGCATTTCAATTCTTGCTTTTGCTGAGAGCTGAATTCAAATCCCTTGAATACAACATTTTTTGCATTCAAAGTGCTTGGTCCTTGATCTTGGGCAATGTGGCAATAGCAATTATAGCGGTCGTCAGCGTCGAATGTTGCACCGATCAACGCTTGTTCTGCTGTTGAAAATTCACGTTGTTCCTTTCCGCGCTCTTGCAAAAGGATCAAGTGCGTGTATTTCCCAGATGCGTGAGATTTTGGTCCGTCAAGAGCTTCGAAACCAATTGTAGAAACAATGATATCGTTATCGCCAGCAGTGTGAACGCTTGTAGATACTTCAACGCTAGGAATTACAGAAACAGTTTCTTGGAAATTGTCAGCCTGTGTGCCATTGATTGCAGTATCAACAATCTTTTCAGCTGGATCATTGATAACGCATTCATCAAAATATTTCAGATTTCCAGTACCTGGCACAACGTCATTTGCGCCACCATACAAGTCTGCGGATACGGTATTGATCTGCTTCTGCATTTTCAGAGCAGTTTTCATAGCGTAGTTTTTTGTTCTCATGTGTATTCCTCGTCAAATGAAACTGTGAAATTTGCAGAAGCCATCCATGGAGGGTATAAATCCCCAGGCTCTGAGTACAATGTAGATTTTTCTATGCTAATTTGAGCAGAAGATTCAATCCAGAAATCGGGAGAAGATGCGTTTCCAATTTGAGAGCGCTCTAGCTGGTCCAAAATAACTCTAAGCTCTTGCGCTGCATCTTGCTTGTATTGCTGAGCTTCTAAACTAGAGTGAGATATTGTATTTGGAAGTCTAAAAAATACAGAAATTGTTACATCAATTTGAAGTTGTTCTAAATCAGATGTTTTTTTGATAGACCTTGCAATTGGAGCTACAATTTGAACATATGGAAGGCTTGAATCTTTCAAAACAAATGGCTTTTCGATGTTTGAACTTTGTTCTTCTGCATTCAAAAAATATGCGGTCTTTGTTTCATCCGTAAGATCAAGAATCGTGCCAGAATGACTGTTCACGATTGATCCAATATATTCAATTATTGCGGATGCTTGACTCATTTTCTAGCCTTTTGGGTCTGTTCTTGAGCCCTTAAAAAATTGACTTTATCTTTGAACTCAGACTTCAATAGTTTTTTAAAATCTGACCAATCTTTTTTTACTGATTTCACAGAATTTCTAATGATTCCATATCGTTTCGAAACTCTTTTTGCAGATTTCCCAACAATTGTGATCACAGCTTGACCACCATTTGATGTTTGCCTTGCTTCCAAAGAAAAATCAGGAGACTTATTCGATCCAAATACTCTTCCATCAGTGTGTTGACTAAAAATGATTGGACTAAATGCCTTTTGTGTATCACCAGATCTTGAAACGATCTTTTTATACATAAAGACTTTTTTGCCCTTTTTATTTGGCTTGTCTGCGCCTTGAAATGGAGCGTACTTTGTCTCTCTTGAATAAGTCTCTCTGAATTTTGTATCAAAACCAGTTGATTCAATGGTAGCATTTATCACAGAAAGAGTATTGCAGAAATCTCTAGTCATATTTTTTTGCAAATCAATTCTCATTTCCGCGACTCGATCGCGGAATGATTTTCCTTTGACCTTGATTTCTGCAACACTTGCAATCATCTATTTCTTCTTACCAGTCTTGGGCTTTTCAACAGATTCTTCTAAGTCAGACAAAGAGACGACTTCATCAGGGAGATTCTCTTCAACGACTTCATTCAATTCAAATGGGTCTTGCTCTTCAACTGGATCGACTTGACCAGCTTTGCGAGTAGCTTCTTCGATCTCTGTTTCTGGAGATTGATCTGCCTTTTCGGCAACCTTTGCAACGCCTTGATCCAAAAGACCTTGAGCGTCTTTGTCAGGAATCTCGATCTCTGTTTCTGGAGATTGAATATTTCCCATAAAAAAAATCGATTGTAATAAAACAAGCTTCATAAAATTCTCCAACTTTAAAAAGTGGGGCGACCAACCCGCCCCACTCATTTCCCTACAATTAGGCTACTACGATTTTCACCGTAGCGTTTGGACGATAAGGAACCATCAGCGGTGCGCTCTGAAGGAGAACATAGCGCACGCCTGGATCTTCACTCACCCAGCTCTTCATGTAGGTACGAACGGCTGCTGCACCTGTTTCAATGGCCTTGGCATCCTTGATTGCGCCAAAGTGCTGAACGCCTTGAACGTTCGAGCCAATGAGCAAGCAAGTGTTGTCAGGCATGACATTAGCGGCAGAGCCAGTGACAGGATTGATGTACTCGTAATTGTACACCCAGATTTCAAATGCGCCAAGATTTCCCATGTACAAGGCTTCGCCTTCAACAAGGGACTTTGGATCAAGAATCGTGGAGCGAACAGTGCCGGAAGTAACCCAGCCAGAGTCCTTGGATGTGACAAACTTGTTCTTACGGAAAAGACCGTAAGCCTTGTAGTCCATCACAATTGCGCGAACAACGCCACCGCCTGCCTTGGAAACGATCAAAGAGGCATCCATCAATTGCTTGGGGATATCGGCAGTGCCGTATCCGTCAGAATCGACAGCATCCCACTTGTCGCCAGATGTCGTGGTGATGGTGTTTCCTGCTGCGCGACCAAAGTTCACGACGAGGTTATAGCCCTTGCCAATGACTGTTTGGGTTGCAGAAAGAAGCGCTTCTGCGCACATGGTTTCAATGCGACGATCAAACATCGCCATTGCGTCCATGGCTTCTTCCATGAGGATTGCTTCTTGGCGTTGCTGTGCGGTCAAGCTGCCGCCAATCGCTTCGCCAGCCTTGCGAGTCAATGCCTTGTTTGGATTGAATTCGCGCTTGTCCTTCAAGTAGGCAGGCTTGATAGTCTTGGTTTCGTAGCCAGCTTGTTCAACGATGCCAGCTTCGGACATTGGATGAACAAATGGAGTGATGCGGCTCTTGTATTCCTTGATGTCCAAAGAAATAGAGTCGGTGTCAGAAGTCTTTTCAAGGCCGAAAGCCAATTGAGTGAAAAACGTGGGAACTGGCTTAATGTTTTCAACAATGCCAGCAAGGGTTTGTGGTGCAAAAATATCCATTGTGATTCCCCCTTAGCGAGCTGCGTTTGCGGCTTGCAAGATGATGTTTTTTGCGCGCAAGCCTTCTTTGATCGACGCAACAGTGTGGGATGCGCCAAGGACAAGTGCGTTGGAATTGAATACGCCAGAGCTGTAGGCAAGAGTTGTCTTGTCTGCGCTGGTTGCATCCATGTCTTCTGCCAAGATGAGATCTGGAGTCTGGGAACCATCGGAAGCACCAGAAAGAGACTTCAGATATTTTCCAGATGCAGTGATCTTGCCCAAGACAGTTCCGCGAGTAAGCGAGCCTGCTCCAGATGCAAGTGTGATCGACTCAGAGGTTACTGGACCTTGAATCACCAGATCATCTGGGGTGTATGTCCCCTCAGATGCGAATGCGGGTTGTCCGTTCATGTTGTATTCCTTTTGAGGGGTGTGTGGTTATCGAGAAAACTTCTTTGCAATCGATGCGCCATAGGCGTATGGATCCGCTTCTTGAGATTCACCATTTGGTGCAGATGGCACTTGAGCTTGACTGTTTTGAATCTTTGCCAAGTGATCAGCTCCCAGAGCTTTCATCTTTTCCAAAGCAAAAGACTTGGCTTCTTCAATGCTTTTGCCTTCTGCAATAAATGTCTTTGCTTCAGATTCAAATCCGCTTCCATCCAGTGCGTCGATAATTCCAGAAACACGGTCTTTTTCAGACTTCAAAGCGTCAGAAATGATTTCTGCCTTTGCTGATTCGACAGCTTCTGCCTTGATCTTATCAAGATCTACAGATGCCTTGCCTTCTGCGCGAAAAGCTTCTGCAACTTCAGGAGCTTTAAGCATTACCATTTCATGCGTGATATTCATGGTTTCACCCTTGTTGTAATTTGAAAAATCTTCTTTTGATAATTTAGAAAGCATTGCAGACATTGCCTGCTTTACTGAATCTTGTGTCGCAATTGCAGCCATTGATTGGGGGGTATTACTACCATAACTGTCAATCACTGCATCAGCAATCCCCATAGAAACAGCTTCTTCACCGCCAAGCCATGACTCTTTGTCAAGCATTGCAATCATTTCTTCGCGATCCTTTCCGCTCTTTGAAATATAAATTCCTAAAAGCTCATCGCGAACAGTGTCTAATACATCAGCGGTTTCGCGCATGTCATTTGCATTACCATAGACAAAGGTCAATGGATTGTGGATCATCACAAGAGAGCCTTTTGCAATATTTGTCTTTTTTGCGCCTAGCATGATAATGCTAGCCATGGAAGCGGCAACACCTGCTACAGTAGCTTCTGATTCACCATCATAAGCTTTTATCGCATGATAAATTTCAAGACCTTCAAAGATTGATCCACCAGGGGAATTGATAATAACCTCAAGCTTTTCGCCAGATTTCAATGCGTCGATTTGAGCGCGCACACTAGATGCGGAAACGCCCCAATTCTTATCAATAATGTCAGAAATATAAATGCGAGCCATTATGCCTGCTCCTTTGTTGGATCAATAATTGGTACAGAAACATTCATTCCATTTGCTGGTAATGGAAGCGAAACAAGGCGTTTGCGTTCATCTTCTTGAGTATCAATGACCTCGTCAAAATCATTTCCAAATGAGTCCATTGCAATTTGACCCATGGTCTTTGCGCCCATTAAGAAATTCATGTAGTTTGCCTGAGCTTCAACTGCTGGGTTTAAACTTCCCATCGCTGGACCAGTCCATTGCGCAAAACAATATGCGCGCTTGATTACTGGATTAGTCCAGAATCCAGGTGCGTAAAGATATCCTCGCGCTACAGCCTCTTCAATGAACCATGTCCAAATTGGGCCACAGAAAGAGCTGGACATTAAGCTGCGGAATTCTTGCCAAACTACCCAAGCATCGAGCATTGCGGCGCGCGCTGCAGTATAGCTCGATGTGTAATGCTTCAAAAGGATTTCAAAAGGAATCTGCAAAGCCATTCCGATTTGACGTACCATTGCTTGAAAGAATGGATCAAAAGCTTGATTAGGACGCTTTGGATCAACTGCTTCAATAGATTCGCCTGGTGCAAGATTCACCATGGCGCCACTCTGCAACTTGACTGCACTTGTTCCTGCTGGCGTTACTGGTAAACCACCTGATATGGATACTCCATTTTCAGTTTCAACCGCACCAGGGATTTCACCTGGAAAAATTGGATTACTTTGCGCTTCTGTTTTCACAAAAATCGCAAACATAGCAGTCACTACTGCAGCGGTCAATTCCGCTTCTGCGTATCGACTAAGCTGTTTCAAAGGCTCAATTGCAGGAGCCAAGAAAGCCACTCCGCGAGTTTGGTCTGGTCTATTTCTGCGGAAAAGATGCAAGACTTCGCTTGCAGGAACTGGTGTCCATTCTTTTTTTGAATAATCAGACGAGTCATTTGGATTTCTATTGCAAATCCAATATCTTGAAGCCCTGCCTCTTTCGTCTTTTTCAATTCCAGAAATGATCTTTGCAGTATTTTCGGATCCATTTGGATTTGAAACTCGATCAGATTCAATCAACTGAATCGACAATCCAAAAGGACGGTTACTATCAGCGTCATATCGACGAACAGCAAAACAGTCGCCACTTTCTAAGAATGAACGAAATGCAGTGGCTTCCATTTGCCAGAAATTCTGTGATGCAGTCCAATCTAGATCGGTAGAATCAGCAATGATCCAAAAATAATCTTCTGCTTTTTTCTGCCACTCCTTGGCTGATTCCTTGGTCATATTAGGAATCATTGAACGCATGATCCTTGACATGGGTTTTAACCCAATGCCAACGGTATTTGAAACAGCAGTAGAAATAGCACCAGAAGCAATGGCAGAGCTGCGAACTAAATCCCTTGATTGAGCTCGTAAAGTCTGATTGTCTTTTGATTGATCGGAATCGGCACTTCCGTTAGGATATGTCCATCCAGCCATGTTGCGATTTCCACCGCGAGTTGATGGATAGTTTCCTTGAGTCTGCATGACAATTTTCTTGGCAAACTCAGCAACTTGCGCTGGGTCCATTCGAAATTGATTTGCCTTGCTTCTTTTTTTTGCCATGCTAAAAAACTGGGTAAGTGATTCCGACTCTAGCGCGACCTGCACTTGCTTCTTGATCTGCTAGATTCTTATAATACTTGTACAGACTTTGCAATGTTCCCAAATCGCCTCGATTGAATGTCTTTGATTCTGGACCTTCACCAATCGAATAAGACTGCGCTCCCTCCAAAATAGCTATGATAGCTACTTGGATTTTTTCAGCCATTACTGCGTTTGTTTGCAATGCCATACTCAAAATCTAATTAATTTTCGATTTCGCGAACAGTTCTTTCTTTTTTTACAGATGCCCCATTGGATTTTTTGTCTATCAAATTGGCTATTTCGTCAATTTTTAGAGATAAAGAGTACATGGCACCAGTCGCATAAACCCTACAGTCAAGTGCTTCATTTCTGTTTCGGATCTTTCGATAAGTCTTTTCTCCCTTTATTATCGTAGATTCCTCACTTGTAAGTTGCTCAAACCATTCTTTTTTGCGTCCTTTAGGGAAATGCATGTAGCCTGGACCGTGCTCCTTTATCCCCAAACGTCCATAAATCAGGTCTTTTGCTGCAATTGTTCCGATCAAATAGATGTCGATATTGCTTTTCTTCTGGAAGCTCTTCTCACCACAAACTGGATGTCTACTTGTGCTTGCTCCCTTGCAAGCGTAAACTTCCAAGTGTCTTCTTGTCCTTGCGTAGTCATAAATTCTTGAAACGTGATTTCCATTTCCAGAGTCGATAAATGTCCTGAATGCGCGTACTCTGATTCCCTTTTGGTGTATAAATGTTTTAGAAAGATGCAGATCAAGTAATTTCCAAACCGCATCCTGTGTCGGGTCGCCTTTCAAAATTTCGTATCCAAGACTCCAAGTCTCCTCGCCTTTACCCCAGCCAACCCACTCTAGCTCAATGCGATCAGCCTGCACATCTGCTCCAATTGTTACCATGTGGCAGCCTTCAGGTAGAATTTCTGGGTCCATATCTTCACATCTATCTTCCAATAAATGAGCTTCTACTCTCTCTCCCTTTTCTTCCCATGTCTCTGCCAATACCGTATTTACAAATTCCTTAAGCATCAATGGGTTTCCCTGTGATTCAATCCATTTGCGCGCTATGTCTTGCCAAGAATACCAACCAACAGGGGAATAAAGCGCGCTCATGTGGTATCCCTTGCGCTTCCTGTCAATCTTGCTTTGGTTCGTGGCTATCCATCTTCCTTTTGAAAGCATGTCTGTCTTTTGCCACTCCTCGATAACAACCCCGCAATGAGGGCAAGCCATGTGTGCGCTTCGCCAATCTTTCTTCCCGTCTTCATCTTTTGGAATAATGAAATTTGCCCATTCCAGCGTGTGCTCGACTCCACAGCATGGGCATGGTACAAAATATTTCCTTTGGTCAGTCTCTAAAAAAAGCTTTTCAATTCTAGAAGTCTTTTTGTCAGTCGGTGTCGATGTGAAAAGCATCTTTCGTCTTGCAAAAGTTCTTGTTCTAGCTTTTGCAAGCTCAACCGGATCGCCTTCTCCATCAACATCTATTGGGTACGCGTCGATTTCATCAAGGAAAAGGTACTTTATCGGCATCGACCTAAGCCCAGCCGCTGAGTTTGAACCAGCGAGCATCAGAATTCCACCAGGGTATTCCTTGGAAAGAATGGTGTTCTTTCCATTCTTAGACTTGTTTTCCTTGACCTTTTCTCTCAAAGATGGGCTGTCATTCACCATTGGAGCAAGACGCTGGGTTGAATATCGCTTTGCAATATCAACCGTTGGCTGAACCATCAGCATAGGCGCTGGGCATATATCAATCACATATCCTACCCAATTGTTTCCAGTCTCAGACTTTCCAAGCTGGGCACCAAACATAACGACGACTTCCTGGCATGGATTTGTTACGCTCAAATCATCCATAATGTCTTGGGTGTATGGCGTTCTTGAAGTCCTCCACTGCCCTGCTTCTGCCGATGCTTTTGTGGAAAGGTATCTTTTCGAATCAGCCCATTGTGAGACCGTAACCAACTCATCAGGTTTTAGAATTTCAAAAAACCATGACTTCAAAAGTCCAAAGGTTTTTTCATAACTGATAATTCCTAAATCAGATTTTTGAGTTTGAGAAACCATTGACCATACCTCCAACAACTTGTGTAAACTCCCTAAGCAAAACTGAATGGACATCGTTTTGATCTTTCATTCCAGCCAGTTCACCGCATATTCTATCAGGTATTGAAAACAAACTCACTTTTACATGGGTTGCTATTTGCTCCATTATCGGCCTAATGTAAGATCGTTCCAAAAGCTCCCCAGCTTCTTTGTCGTTTTTTAGTTTTCTTCCACGAGCTGATTCCTCTTGGTCATCTGCCTTTGCCCTAGTCAGTCTTGCATAATCGCTCTTTGGCTCGTCATAGTCCTTTGGATTTTCTGACGCAACTTTTTTTTCAAATAATGGCACACTTTCTTTTTTTGATTGTATTGTCTCTGTCTTTGCTTTATCTTTTTTTGCAATCTTTTTTTCTGGCTTTGATCGAATCACAACTTTTTCTTCACGAAGCTTATTTGGTCTTACTTTAAAATTTTTAGCATCTGCAG